GGAATATGGGCTGCAGCTTCTCAGACACTATCTACTGGTGGTCAATGTATTGCACTATCTACACCAAATGGTGTTGGTAATTGGTTTCATAGAACATGGATGGATGCAGAAGATGGATTAAATGATTTTAACTTTATTAAGTTACATTGGACTGTACATCCTGATAGAGCAGATGAGTGGAGAAAAGAACAAGATACACTTTTAGGTCCTTCACTAGCTGCTCAAGAATGTGATTGTGACTTTATCACTTCTGGTCAATCTGTAGTTGATGGTATTATATTAGAGGAATATAAAAACACACAGGTAAAAGACCCGATAGAAAAAAGAGGTATAGATAGTAACGTTTGGATATGGGAACCACCAAACTATACAAAAGATTATATAGTATGTGCTGACGTAAGTCGTGGAGATTCAACAGATTATTCAGCATTTCATATATTAGATATTGAAAGTTTAGAACAAGTAGCAGAATATAAAGGTAGAATGTCTACAAGAGATTTTGGAAACCTATTAGTGAACATTTCTATTGAATATAATGATGCTTTACTAGTTATAGAGAACAACAATATTGGTTGGGCTACTATACAACAATGTATTGATAGGGAATATCAGAACTTGTTTTATATGAGTAAAGATTTACAAGTGGTTGATGTACATAGACAGGTAAATAATAAAATAAATCGTGCTGAGAAACAATTAGTACCAGGATTTACGGTAACACAAAAGACAAGACCACTCGTAGTATCAAAATTAGAAGAATTTTTTAGAGAAAAGTTAGTAACTGTACGTTCAAATCGATTAATTGATGAGTTGTTTGTATTTATATATAATGGTAACAGAGCAGAAGCAATGTCAGGATATAATGATGACCTTGTAATGTCTTACGCTATGGGATTATGGATACGAGAAACAGCATTAAGATTAAGAGCAGAAGGTATAGAACTACAAAAGAAAGCAATGAATAGTATAACATCTAATCAAGGTGTTTATACACCAACAAATAACCAAAATGATTCTTGGACAATGGAGATAAGAAAAGAAAAAGAATCATTGGATTGGTTATTATAATATAGAGGTATAAAATGGCTGATACAAGTTTATTTAGCAGACTACAAAGATTATTTTCAACTAACGTTATTGTTAGAAACGTTGGTGGGAGAAAATTAAAAATTAGTGATACTAGTCGTACACAATCTATTTCTAAAAGTAATTTAATAGATAGATATCAAAAAATATTTACAGGTGCAGGTCTTAGTGGATACTCAGATGCATTGATGACAAAATCTATGAGACTTAATCTGTTTAAAGATTATGAACAGATGGATTCAGATGCTATCATATCTTCAGCACTTGATATATACGCAGATGAGTCTACAATGAAATCTGAGTATGGTGAAGTCTTACAAATCAATACAGATAATGACCAAATAAAAGAAATATTACATAATCTTTTTTATGACATTGTAAACATAGAATTTAATCTATGGCCATGGATTCGTAATATGTGTAAGTATGGTGATTTCTTTTTAAAATTAGAGATACATGAAAAATATGGTATTACAAATGTAGTTCCTCTACCTGTTTATGATGTATCAAGATTAGAGGGAATAGATCCTGAAAATCCTGAATATGTAAAATTTTTAATAGAAACTTCTACAAATGAACATAGATATAAACAAGAACAATCTTCTACTAAAGAAGAGTTAGAAAATTACGAAGTAGCTCACTTTAGATTATTATCAGATTCTAATTATTTACCTTATGGTAAATCTCAAATAGAGGGTGGTCGTAAAATATATAAACAATTGACTCTTATGGAAGATGCTATGTTAATTCATAGAATAATGAGAGCTCCAGAAAAAAGAGTTTTTAAATTAGACATTGGTAATATACCACCATCAGAAGTTGACAACTACATGCAACAAGTTATCAATAAGATGAAGAAAGCTCCTGTTGTTGATGAGACTACTGGTGATTATAACTTAAAATACAATATGCAAAATATTACTGAGGATTTTTTCTTACCAGTTCGTGGTGGTGATAGTGGTACAAATATTGAGTCTCTTCCAGGTTTAACATATGAAGCAACAGAAGATATTGAATATTTAAAAAACAAACTATTATCTGCACTTAGAATCCCAAAAGCATTTTTAGGATATGAAGAGGGAATTGGTTCTAAGGCAACATTAGCTGCTGAGGATGTTCGTTTTGCAAGAACAATCGAAAGAATACAAAGAATAACTCTTTCTGAATTGACAAAGATTGCAATCGTTCACTTGTATGCACAAGGATATCAAGATTCAGAATTAACTAATTTTGAATTAACTCTTACAAATCCATCTACAATTTATGAACAAGAAAAGATTGAATTGTGGAATAATAAAACTTCTCTTGCAGAGTCAATGGTAAGAGATGGATTGGTTTCTACAGAATGGATTTATAAAAATATATTTAATTTTACTGAAGACCAAATAAAAGAGATGGATGAACAGATAACATTTGATTATAAGACTAAGTTTAGAAGACAACAGATTGAATCTGAGGGTAACGATCCTGCTAAAAGTGGTGAATCGCAAGGTACACCATCTGATTTGGCTTTAGGTAGAAGTGGACATGAACTTGGTGATGAAGGTGGAGCTCCAGAAGGTGGTTTTGAAGGTGCTGGAAGACCAAAGGAACCTAACAAGTACGGAAAAGATAGTGGTGCTAGAGGAAGAGATCCGTTAGGTGCACATGATATGAAAAAAGGTGGAAGTGGTTCACCTAAATATGGTAAAGCTTTAGCGTTGGCTCATTATGATTCTCTCAAAAAGTCAATGACATTTAATCAAAAAGAGAGAGAAATCATAACTGAGGTGTCAGAACTAGAAGAAGAGTACAAAAATGAAGTAACTTCTTTCAGTAATGACAAATCAAATGATTAATTATTGTTTAACTTTATATTTATTTATGAGTAAATATATATACATATGGAGTAATTTGTAATGGCTCGAAAACTAAAACACTCGAAGATTAAGAATACTGGTATTCTCTTCGAATTATTGACAAGACAGATAACAGCTGACGTATTGGCTGGTAAATCAACCAAATCAGTTGGAATCTTGAAAAAGTATTTCAACGAAAATACTGAGTTAGGAAAAGAGCTTGAACTATACAAGTTACTTTCTGAAAAAAATTATACATCAGAGCTTAAGGCTAATGATTTATTGAATGTTGTAATTAAACAACGTCAAAAACTTAGTAACTCTAATCTTCGTAGAGAGAAGTATAATTTGATAAGTTCTATTAAAGAGAATTATAATGTAAATGATTTCTTTAATGGTCGTATTCCTAATTATAGATTACTTGCTTCAATCTATAATGTATTCCAATCAGAAACTACAGACGAAAAATTTAAAGCTGACCATATAGTCAACTCTAGATTTACTGTTTTGGAACATATCACTCATAAAAAAGTAGATGAAAAACAATTTAAAGAAAAAGTTTTAAAAGAATATTCTAAAGAGGATAAAGATTTAAGACTTTTAGCTTATCAAATACTTGTGGATAAATTTAATTCTAAATACAAAGCTTTAGATGAATCTCAAAGAAAACTTTTAAAGAATTACATAAATAATATTAGTAATACAAATTCTTTAAGAGAATACGTTGATACTGAAGTTGTAAAAATTAAAAAAGAATTAGAAACACAATTACCAAAAGTAAATGATAAGATTACGAATATCAAATTAACTGAAGCTATAAACCAAGTTGAAAATTTAACTAAAGGTAAGATAGTAAATGAAAAACAAGTTTTAACTTTAATGAGATATTACGAACTTATTAAGGAGATTAAGAATGTCCACAAAGGATAAACTCAAAGAGATTATCAGAGAGTTAATCAGACAAGAACTTGAAGAAGTATCTGTAACAGGTGCTATTGATGGTGGTGAAGGCCCACCTAGAACACCTTATGCATTTAGTGGTGGTAGAAAGAAAGATAAAGACAAAAAGAAAAAGATAACTCAAGCAAGTGGATATGAAAAAGTAAATGAAGGTAGATATCACGACTATAGAAACGATGAAACTATGACTCCAAAACAGAAGATAGGTCGTTCTATGAGGGAGATTAGAGATAGTCTCAATAATTTAGATAAATTAGTAAAGATGAATGTTCGTCTTAAAAATGAATTGAATGTAGATTCTAGGTCATATTGGAAAAATACACATAAGGCTCTAAACAAGATTAGCGAAAGGTTAGTAAAGTTAGCGAACAAGGTCGGTCAATTACAGTAGGTTTAGAGATGCCTTTTGAAGATAAAAAGAAATCCTATATGGATACTCTTTTTAGTATTGCTACGTTGTTAAAAAGATGGCAGGTAGAAATACAAAATAAAGATGTAGATAAGAATTATATGTTAAGAAGACTTAACCAATGGATAGAACAATTGGAAAGTCTTAAACACGAAATAATGATGGGAAGAGACAAATGAAACAACTAATAGTAGATTATTTACCTTTTGAGGTAAGACCAGAACAAATAAACGAATCCATGAAAGAGAATAGTGGTAAGTTAATTGTTAAGGGTGTTTTACAACGTGCAGAAGCTAAAAATCAAAATGGTAGAATTTATCCTCGTGAAATACTAGAACGTGAGGCAGATAAGTATACAACTGAGTTTATAAAACAAAGAAGAGCAATGGGTGAGTTAGACCATCCTGAATCATCAGTAGTAAATTTACAGAATGTTTCTCACAATGTCAAGGAAATGCATTGGGAGGGGGACAATTTATTAGGTACAGTTGAAGTTCTTGGAACACCAAGTGGTAACATATTAAAAGAATTATTCAAGAGTGGTATCAAGTTAGGTATCAGTTCTCGTGGTATGGGTTCAGTTGAGACTGTAAATGAAGGAGATGCACAACAAGTACAAGATGACTTTGAACTTATTGCATTTGATTTCGTATCTAATCCATCTACACATGGTGCTTTTTTACATCCAACAAATGAATCAATAAATGAGTCTAAAATAGTTGGTAGAACTTGTGGTGATTATTGTAAAGTTGAATCAATAATCAACGACATAATGAGGGGAAGTTAGTTGATTAAGTTAACAGAATTGATAAAAAAAGATTGTAACTGTGGTAGTTCTTGTTGTGGTGTAAATGAAAGTATTGAAGACAAGAATAGAGCAAAGAAAAAATTTCAATCTCTTGCAAAATTTGAAGGTGGATTTAGAGACAAAATGTTTAAATTAGAACAAGCATTTTTAGCAGATGCAAGACCAGAAAATCGTGAGATTGCAAAACAACTTAAAAAAGCTTATAAAGACAATGTTACTAACTTTATGAGAGAAGCTGCTAAGTTGACGAAAAAATTAAAATAATGCCATCAGTATCTAAAAAACAACAAAAGTTTATGGGTATTGTTAGGGCTATACAAAAAGGTGATGCTCCAGCATCTAAGTTTTCTAAGAAAGCTAGAGATGTTGCAAAAAGTATGAAAGGAAAAGATGTGAAGAAATATGCTTCTACTAAACACAAAGGTTTACCTACTAAGGTAAAGAGTGAAAACAAACTTTTTGAAAACCCTGCAGCTATTGCAGCTGGTGTTAGAGCAGCTATGGATAGAGCTAAAGAAAAAGAAATCTCAGCTGGTAGTGGTAAAAAAGTAAAAGTCAAAACAGCATTATCTAACAAAAATCATCCTCAACACAAACAAGCAAAGGGTATCATTAGTAGAATAAAAGACAGAGCAAAAGCTATGTTATCTAAAGCTAAGAAGAAAAAGTCTGAACCAAAGAAACAATCAAAGGCTGATGCAAACTTTTATGCAAGACAATTTGGTGGTAAGACTGAAGGTTTTGGTGGGGAACTCAAGGGTTCACAAAAGAAAAAATTTGAAAAAGCTAGAAAAGAAAACGCTGA